AATCTACTGTTTCCTCTCGGGGTTTTAAGCCAACAATTTTAACTTTATATGTTCCTGCAGCCAATTCGTCACCAAGATTATAACTAGTCCATATGTCCCTTTGGTCTGTTTTATTTCCTTTCAAATAAGTTACACATGTAACTTTCTCTGTTCCATTCCCCCAGAACTCGCCATTTTCATCACACTCTGTTTCGTATTCTAATTCTGTAATATTTTCCTCGCCAACTTTAATAAATATAGCATAAGGCACACTTGTGTCTATCCATTCATTTTCTACTAATCTTTTAAACTTTATACTATCAAATAAAACTCCATTGCTATACAACTTAACCACAATCTTACTCTCACAATTGTTACTGCAGCTTTCTGTGTGCTTATCTATATAACCTCTAAATAATGTACTTCCTAACCCAAACGCATTTTTTATATCTAGGGGTTTATACTTATTCCATAAATTATTATTAGGTATATATCTCCCATCAAATTCTAAAGAACCATTTGCAGTTAAGCCAACTTCTTCTTTTACATTATCAAAGTCAAAAGCCGTTACCGTCGGCAAAACAACTAAAAATACCCCAAGTAAAAGTATTAACAGGGGCAATATCTTTTGCCTACGAGCCTCTAATAAAGCCATTTTTTTGGATTTTTCCATTAAACTACCCCCCCACTCTCAGGTTGCTTGGCCATGAGTACAACCACACTTAAAGCAATCACTCCAATCATTATCTTAACTACATGGGTCATAATCCAGGTTATCATAGTTTGTTGTGATGCTATTGTAGCCAGAGTATCATTATTGATAAAAGCACTATACGCATTTGCGAGGACTACACCAAGTATAACCATGAACCCCCCAAAGAGAATATACATAAAGAAGAAAGCGGGATGCACCCTCACTAAGAAAGATGATAATAGTGTGCCTATACATAGAAATGCAAATATCATAGCATAACCTTGTTGGATGGTTTTAGTTGTTATTAGGTCTACAGAATCGGCTATCTGGTCTGCCACAGAGGTTTCATTAAGAACAGTATTCCTTATCACCCAAGAGAATTTATCATTGATAAAAGCCACAGCAATAAAAGCAATTGCTAAGAAAAACAAAGTCACTACTATAATGATCCCATCAGATACGTCGCCTTTTTTGTTTCTTAAATTCATCTATTCCTCCAATTTTTATGCGTGGGAATATAATCTTTTTATTGGCAATTATATCTGTAAAATTAGTTGTGGTTATATTCTTATGAATCCCCATCTTAGAATTAAGTTGCTGTTGAAACTTGTTTTTTTCACTCTCGAGTATTCTATAAAAGTCCTCGCTTACAGAAATTCTAACTGCCCGTTTTCTTCTCATAGAATTATTATTAACACTATGTTTAAATATAATTTATCTAGGGGCTAATCTCTAAAACCTCTTTTAACCATCCAAATAGTATAAGTAAACCATAATGTAAACACTGTTAAAGCAGTTATGGCTATGCCTGTTATTATCTTTACTACAAACCAAAAAGTAGCATATCCTTCTATTATTGTAGAGAAACCGCCAATTGTTTGATTCATTATAACCAAGGAGAATAATAAGGTGGCTAGGAGTAATACGGCTGCCGTTCCCACTAGAACTATTTTGCCTCCCATATTATCAACCTTTGAACCAAGTATAAAAAAGAAAGCTGAAAGAACAAGCATAATAATTATTGAAACTACTATTGTAGAGCTTTCCCCTTCTGTGATAGCTTCTCTACCACTAGTAGTTATATAGAATGGGGTGCAGACAGAAGTCTTTATCCCATCAACATCTGTTACAGTACAATAACTATACTCTCCTAAATCTCTTGTTTCACAAAAAGAATAGTTGTATGTTGCTCCGACTTTTGTCATCAGTCTGCCAATAATTATTGTAGTGGTATTGGGATAGCTAATAGATGTTAAGTTAGTATATGTGCTGTTAATATATTCTTGTCTTAGTGTAATACATTCTCCTTGCGTCTGTGTTAAACTATCTATTTCGGCAGAAGTAAGACTGACTACCCAAAGAATTAATATAAAGCCCAGTGTTATTTTCATGTTATTTTTAGGATATGTCATTTTATATATAATTTATTATATACAGTTCGCCTGTTTAATCCAAGGCAACTTAATATTAAAATACCCAAGCTTCTTATATCTGCAAGTGCTTACACTAACAGAAGTAACATTACTTGGAGCAACTGTACCAAATTCTATATTATATTCAATGTGTGTGTCGCTATTATTCAAAGTATCATTTAATCTTACTGTTATATTATAGAATCCATCGACGAAAGCTACACTCTGTGAGAAAGTATCAGTAGGATTACCCGAGTATTGAGTCCATGCTAAACTAGTTGGACCATCATACATATACCACCAGTATCCTGTTTCACTTCCTGTAGCTTCTATATTATTCAAACCTGAGCTTTGAACGCTTGTGTTTAAAGGAGCTGTGTAAGTTACTATTGGATCAATACTATCAACACTAAACCTAACTAAACTAAAATTAATATTATTTACAGAATCATTAACCCAAACCGTCCACGCATTGCTTCCTTGTGAACTTGTTAAACCTGTTACATTCCCGCAACTAGGTATACTTACATTTGTAACTCCCCCATTCAAAGAATACCAACAGCTGTTTAAACTTGCATCACTCCTTGTATAATTTAACATTGTCTGAACTTGATTATAACTTGTGTTCAAAGGATAAATGATATTCACTTGAGGAAAGGTTGTATCAACAACTTGAATATATCTTGATTGAGTTTCACCTGTATAATTCTGACTTGCATCTAAACGCCCTGTAATATTAATATAACCTATAGTTAAAGGGGTTGTGTTGTTTGTTGTAGCTGTTCCATAGTTTACTTGTATTCCATCCTTAGTCACATTTATATTTGATTCTCCAGCCAATCTTGAAACATTGTAAGTTACTAAACTTCCAACTTCTACTGTAATATTATTCGTCTGATTATTTAAATAGACTTCTATATCTCCCACTGCTTTATCTATTGTAAAAGTATAAACTTGTGTTGTATTGATATTATTTACTGTATCATTCGCAAAGAAATAATAATTATACGTTCCTGCACTTAATCCAGCGAATATCTTAGTAAAATTATTAGAGATATTAGTCATTGTATAATTAACTTGATTAAATTCTATTAAGACTGTTTCTAATCCGAAAGTTGCATCTGTCCAAGTGATATTAAATTCATAGAAATTACTTGGATTGTAAGTTGTAGGGTCTGTTGGTTCTTTTATATTACTCCATTGAGGAGCTATTGTATCAACTGTAAAAGTCACGCTATCGCTTCCTAATAAACCTGTCGTATCATTAGCATAAACTGTCCATGTATTACTTCCTTGACTTGCACTTAAACCAGTCCAATTAGTTCCGCATAATTGTGTTGTTGAATTAGTTATACCGCCATCAAAACTATACCAACACTTGTCTAAATTAACATCTAAATCACTTGCCGTATAATTCAAATCAAAAGCCGAAACATTATAAACACCTATAATTGGATAAACTATGTCGACAGCGGGCATTGAATCACCTGCATCACTCCTGTAAAATGTATCTAATCTCAAACTCCCATTAATATAAGGAGTGTAAAAACTATTATTATCACTTATCATCATTAGCTCTGGTAAATAATTTGTATTACCTAAAGGTACACTTATAGTATTATTTACTAAAGAACCTGTTAAATTACTATAATCTGTATATTCCCAATTTGCCCTGCCTTTTATATAAAGCTCTTTTACTTCACTAGCAGTTAAAGTCCTATTCCAAATCATAACATCATCTATACTTCCATTAAAATCAGCGTTTAAACCATCTCTTGAACCTATTTGAAAATCTGTTACAGATATATTAGACACTCCGCCTAAACTATCATAAAGTGTTGTTGTTGATACTTCTACTCCATCATAAAACAATTTAACACCACTTGCTGCTAAACTCCCAGTATATGTAAAACCCACAAAATGCCATCCAGCATTTTCTAAATTAGTTACATAAGTCTTTCTAATTAAATTACTTCCTGTTCTTACAATATCAATAGTAAAATTACCACTTGCATCAACTCTCAAATCTAAGCCCATATATGGAGAATCCCAATCAGTATTACCAAATATAGTTTTACCACCAGCGTTATCACCCGTATTAATCCATGCGAAACCACTTTGCCCTTTATTAAATGCTAGACGAGAATTAAAAACACTGCTTACATTGATTCCATCATTTACCCCATCAAATGCAAATCTATTATTATAAATCCCAATATTCCCATAATTTGCATCTCCCAAAACTGTTCCATTAAAAACCCCATACAAATCATCTGCCGTATTATCAGCCGTCCAATGTGCTATTAAATCCTGTCCTAATGTACCAGACGTCCTAGTTTGATTATACCCTTTTGTAATATTCCAATATCCTATTCTCGCAGAAACATTTGTATTATAATTAAATTCGTAATTAGTTAAACTTAAATTAATACGATTATGGCTTGAATTTGTATTATTATAAATATTTAAATAAGTTTGTGTGCCTCTTGGCTTAAATCTCACAGACTGGTTATTATATATTGCCAATACTTCTGCAGCAGATAAAGACCTATTAAATATCATAAATTCATCCATACTACCGTTAAAATAGTTACTTGCTCCACCTAATCTATCAAACTTACCTATAAAATTCGCTTTCGTTGAAGCCGCCAAATCACTAAACCAATTACCACTATCTAAACCAAACGATATTGTCTTATTCTGCAATACACCATTAATATAAAATTCATATGCAGTGCCTGTACTTTGCCAAACGACATGATTCCATTCCCCAATTGTTATATTGCCATTGGCATAAACATAATGTTCTGTCCCCCCTTCTCTAAAATTTATTCTTGGATTAGTTCCTGCAAAATGTATATGCACATATCTTGTATTACTTGCCATATCGGTCATCATATAAGTATTAAGTGCACTACTTATAGTGGGCTTAAACCACCCCACAATTGCTCCCTTATCTGTTACTGGTACAGCATTATTCCCTAAACTAATAAAATCATTTATACCATCAAACTGTGCAAACCCATCATAAATATTGCCTACACCCGAATTATTTGAAAACACTCCTGAATAAGTTGCATCTTTATTGTTCCCAGTAATATCATAAGCTGTAACGGTATTATCCACATCGAAACTATAATATGCAATCGTCTGATTATAAGGAGAAATACTATTGTTGATTTCTAAATGTGTCATATTATTACCTTCAAAGACTGTACGATTCAATAACATATTTGATTCAGGATAATTATTATAAATATAAGAAGGGTCAATCTCACTATTACTCCAAAAAGTAACAGCTATATGATTTATCTTCTTAGACACTTGAATAATATTACCTTCTAAATCAGGTATATTATAATACTCAAAATCACTATAATTACTAATCACACAACCAGCAGTTTGAGTATAATTATAAGTATTATTAACAATTACCAATCTATTCTTATTACATATGTCTTCAAAATCAACTAAAACTCTAATCCCCACATCTTCAAAATAATAATTCCCTTCTATCAAGCTTACATCAAACTCTGAAAATATATCATATTTATACTGATTCCAACTTGATAAATTCTCAGAAGTATCATTCGCTCCAAACTTATATTTTTCTAAATTATAATAACCAAATAGAACATTAGGATATTCATTATAAACCCCAACCACATTTTTATATATCTTTGCATTAATATCTTTATTACCTAATACTAACTTAACTAAAGTTCCATTCAAATACTGAACAACATTAGAATTAGTCCCTAATTTAATATAATCATTAACATTAACTGCCTGAGCTTCTGTAAGAGAAATATGATAACAGTTAGCTCCACCACACTTAGCAGTTTCGCATTTAACTAATATATTCTTATTTTTATCGTCTTTAATCGGTAATCCATTTGAACCATAAATTAATTTATCAACTTGTCCTATACAACTCCCACTTTTGGGAATCCACCCTAACTCTGTTTTCTTATCGTCTGATAGTTTCCAAAATGTTAAATTAGTTTCACTCCCTGTTGCTCTGGTATTTACCCATTTACCAGTACTTGTTTCTACGCTTATGTTAGGTTCAAAGGTTTGGGCTGGGAGTAAAGCATTTATATCTGTGAATTTGGATTTAACTCCGTTGAGAGATAGGTCGAGGTTTGGTTGACCTTGAGTTCGGAGAAGAATAAAGATAGCTAACGCTGAGATACTGAGCAGCAATACTAGATAGATAAATTGCTTTCTCTTTGTCTTTTTAATTTGTTTATTATCATCCATTAAATGAAGGGCAATGTAAAATAACCCTATATTTTAAACTCTCTATAGATTTATATATAATTATCCCCCGCAAATTCCTCTACGAATCATTATGAATTGTATGCCCCACAAAATTATAACTAGACCTATGGCTAATATTGGAGCATACTGTTGGAGTAAGCTAGTAATACTATAGGCAGATTTAGCTTCTCTTTCAAAGCTATTCTTCCAAGCTCGACTCTCTGTGGTGTCTGCTCTAAGACTAAGTAACGTAGCTTCTTCGCCATTTTCATCTTGATATATGGCATAACTTTCAGGCATAACAGGAACATAATCTTTGGCTCCTACCTGCACTACAGTAAGCAGATTAGTTCCTTGTAGGTATCTGCTTATCTGAAAAGGTTTCATTGGCACTGCCTTCTTGCCTTTCCTTTTCAGCCAAACCACGCCAGTCTTAGAATCATACCTCGCCTTCCCCCAATCACAATCTATGAAACCTGAAACATCGTTTGGCTCAACTTTGCTTCCAGCATTTAAATATTTAACAGAACGAGGCAATTTAAATTCAACTCTTAAATTATAGGCAGACCTTCTCCAGAAGAACCAAACTATAAACCCTGCTATAAATAATCCCCCCAATCCAATTATTATAGCATAGATAACTGTCATGGTGCCACCACCACCAAAACCACTTAATAAACTTCCAAAAGGATTAAATCCTTCTGCCATTATCTGATTATCTCCTCTGCTTTATTTAAGAGCTTGTTGGCCCTTGCCATTAAATATTGGCCCTTAGCAGAACCCAACATCCTCTCCCGATAGCAATCAACATGATAGAAGGCTTTGGATTGCTGCTTGTCTTTATTTGCCCAATGAATAAATTCTGCGTATTGCTTGCTGGTATCTATTCCGAATTTGCAGATATTACAAATCATAATGTTATCTTTTTTTGTTTCCATTTTTTAAAGTTAATTTAAAGTATTCATGAAATACTTTTCTTTTAAATCTTTTATAAGTTAGAATTGCATCTACCATAGAAAATATACTAGCCCCCAATAATATTACTGCAATTATAAATACATCATTCATAAATAATAATATACCACATATATCCAATAAAACAGCAAATAATAGTGAACCTAAGACTGTTATCGTACATAGAACCCTTTCAGAATTAAGTAGTAATCTATCTTCTTTGCTTAGCTGGCCCTCTAAATAATTTTGTTCAATCATTTGAATACTCCTCGCAAGGCATCAAGCATCCCTTTCTTTTGTGGCTGCATGTTCATGCTTTCAGTCATGTTTATAGAACCCCACACCCTTCGGCTTTCCATGCCGTTCTCGCTGCGTTTCAATACTAAGAAAGTATTATTAAGAATTATATATCCTATGCGTGTTCTCTCTGTATAGTTTCCTTTTAGGCCATACTCCTCGGCATTTGTATCAATATCATCGACGAGCCACTCTATTACTATTTTCATTAGCTTATTGATTTCATTGCCAGATAGATTAGTGAATCGAGTATTATCACTGAGCAGCGAAGATAAGAAAGCTATGTATCTCCCAACTAAAAGGGGGTGGGTTTCTGGACTTTTAGGATCTATCTTTTCCCACATCTGGCTAAAGGGATTTTTCTTATAGCCTTTGATACGCCACTCTATATCTGTAAGCTGATTGTCGGGTGATGTTTGAGATAGTATATTCTTTACTCTCTCCTCTTGCATCATAGTTGCATATACTTCATCACTTCGAACTGGCTCTGATTCGTAAGCTACTTGTCCCTGTTGATAATCCTGCTGCATGAGCATTTAATAAGAAAGGGATTTATATATAATAGTGTATCTAATTAGAACAAAATTTTCTAGTAAAATATCTTATGGAGAAGTAAAATAATGAATATACTAATATCTCTGCTAGAACATTCCCAATGAAAAAAGGGATATTATTGGGTAGATTTTTAATTAGAGAGATTGTAGTACTAAATGAATTGGCTATTGCTACCGATAAAACAATGTATAATAAAATTAAAATTAAACCAAATACAAGCTTCTTCCATAATACCATACCTATTTAATGGTCTTTCGAGTTCTTAAAACTATTGGCCTGAACCCTGCGAAGTAAGCCCCTCCTATCTTGCTTGGCTTGGTTGTGGCTGTTAGTTTTAATATGGATGCTCCTAAACTAGGGCTATACTTGCTTGCTCCTAAAATCTTAACCTTAACTTTCTTGGCTTTTATTTTCTTTATCTTTGGCTTAAACTTGAAAGGTGTTTTGATTATTGGGGTTTTAGGTATTCCAGGAACTATTCTGCTTGGTGTGCTTGGTGGTGGTGTGCTCTTATAAGTTAAACTTAGCTTGGGTTGAGATGGGGTGCTGATACTTAAGGAGGATTTAAATGGACTCGGCTTGCTTGGACTTTTAGAGCTAGGGCTTAATTTGCTGGAACTTAATCTGCTACTTACACTCCTCGAATTTGAAGAATAAATTATGCTGCTTCTTGAAACTCTAGAGCGAGAACTGCTTTTTGAATAGGCTCTTGATTTAATTCCTAATACCTCAGAAGCCCGAACTGAACTCGAGCTTTTAGAAGGCAGATAATAAGAGCCCAATATATTCTCGGCTTTAGTTGCTCCTGACTTGCCCTTGCCCCGAGTAGCTTTAAACTGCATTATAGGAACGCGCCTGCCATTATATTTAAAATAATAATTTGAACCTGTTGGAATAAGCTCTGTTCCTGGAGCTACAACAGCCTCGACTTCTGTTTTAACTCCTGGAAGGAATGCCTGACCTGGCTTGCCTTTCTTTCCAACAACAAAATCAAGATTCTCTATGGCTGCCACGCTTGGCTTACTCCAGCGTGAAAGCATAGATTCGAATATGTTTGTCTTGAATGAGTTTTTAATGGCTGAAAAAGAAGCTTTATTTATCTTGAGAAAATTAGGGCTTACACCATAACTAACATATAAGCCTGGAAATTCTGACTCTGAACCTTCAACTATTAAATTTTTTAAGGGTTGAGGGCTTGCATGAAAGCCAAAAGGATCTGTTTGTTCTGGGAGCCTTTGAGATTTTTCCAGGAAAAGTTTAAGCTGTATATTAGGATCTTTAGAGGAAAGAGGAAATCTATTCTTACCACTTAATACATCTGCAGGAATTAGATTTTCTTTGGGCAAGGCTGTTTTAGTTATTGTTCTTGAGGCATCCCAGACTTTAGGACCTGCTTTAAGTCCCGCTAATCCTCCAGCAAACTCATAAGGTTCTTGAACTATATACTTGCCAGTTCCGAATATAAAGTCTGCTGGGTCCTTGCTGACTTCTTGCAAGGCCTTACTCGCAAAATAAACGCCTCCTGCTGTTCCTGTTACGGGGTTTGTGAATACTGTTGCAGTCTTTCCAAACATTAAACCGCCCCTAGTAATCTTGGCTTTTAATGAAGTATCTTCTGCATTCCTTCCAGCATTAAAGAAAGGGTCAAAAGCCCATCCTGTTGCTAAAGCACCATAGGCCCCAAACCCTGATGCTAAAACACCAAAAGGTTCAAAACCTGTTTTAAATGTCTTATAAGCCTTAGACTGTTTTACTTTATAAAGAACGCTTTCGCTTGTTGTTAGGCCTCTAACTTCTCCAAAAGGTTTTCCTGTTCTTTCGTCGACTGCTAAATCTCTTGCGGGCATAGAGCTATACCCCTGCCCCAGAGTATCATAACCCGCCGCTTGAGGTATATTACTAAGAGAAACAATGCCGACCTTCTCAAGAGCTTTAAGTGTATCTTTAGGAAGTTGTTCTAATACGACTGTCTGTTTATTCTTAACATCAACAAGACCCCCATACTCTATCTTCAATCCTAATTTTTTTAGTTCATTTGTTTGTTTAAGGTTTTCTGCTTTTGCTTTTCCGTATCTCCTCGCTGCACGCCCCGCCCTATAACCTTCTAATACTTTGGGATTCTTTTCAAACCAGATAAATTCATTATTTATTGCGGCTTCATATCCCATTTTATAATTGGCTTCTTCTGCTTGTGCCTGTGCTTCTTGTTTTTGTACCTCTTGAATCTGGGCTTCTTGTTCTTTAATCTGTCCTTCGAATATATTAAGCTGTGCTTCTGCTTGTCCTATTTCTCCCTCGGCTTGAGCTTTTATTTTTCTTGTTTGCAATACGCCCGCCTCAACTTTTCCAGAGAGAGCCACACCTTTATTTCTTGTCTGCCATATTGTTGTTCTCGCAGGAACTCTTAAACTAGAAATCTGCTGCCGAGCTTTACTTATGTTTTCTTTTTCTGTTTGCAACTGTGTTCTTGCTGCCTGAGTTCCTGCAATGGCTTCACTTAACGTAACCATACAATTTATAGAAGTGCATTGTTTAAATATAATTTATTTTACTATTATATATAAAATAGTTTTGAGAAAGAGATATATGCAGCACCAATCAGAGGAATCAGTTTTTAATATGGCTATGGCCTATCTGAAAAGAATTGATTTATTATTGTACAAATGCCAAGATGCGGCAAGAATACAAGACATAGATAAATGGAGAAGTGAATTAAGGGCCTTATGGAGAGAACTTTCTGTTAAGGTTAAACCTAATGAAGAACATGAAATTCTCGGTGACCCTAATAAGAAAATTAATTATAATAAATTGATTGATAATTTTGTTATAGCAGAAGAAGCCAACTTTAGAAATATAGATGCGTTGGCTAATCGTGGCGAATATAAATATAAATATAAACAAATAATACTATACCTATTAGATGCACTCGAAGTTAAAATGCGGAGGAAACTGCAAGAGAAAGGAATGCTATTGCCAAGTAGAGCAGACCCAAGGTTTGCGGTGTTGGAAAGATGAGGGTATGTCAAGACTGGTTTCCTGAAACTGATGGATTCTATATGGAAGATAATCTTGCACAACAACTCAAAATACTTGCTAAGAATGTTGTTGATGATTGGGACTTTACAATTATCATAACAGGACAAGGAGAGGTTAGAGTTGGCAAGTCTTTGCTCGGTTTACAGATTGGAGCTTACTGGACTTGGCTTATGAAAGATATGCATGGAATAGATATTCCCTTTAATGTTAAAGATAATATTTGTTTGCAATGGGAAAAGCTTATAGCACAAGGTAATAATCTTGGAGCCAAGCATAAGTATTGCGTTCTTGATTATGATGAAGCGGGAGAAACTATGGAGGGTAGTAAATCTCAGACATCAGAACTCAAGGCAGTTCGAGATTACTTAAGAGAATGTGGTCAGTATAATTTTCTTAATATATTAATTCTTCCAGAGTTCTTTGATTTGCCTAAAGGCATTGCAATTACTCGTTCAACATTTTTAATCGACGTTTATTATTCGTCAGACGAAAATGGGAAATTCACAAGAGGATATTTCAAGTTTTACTCTAGGAGAAATAAGAAAAAGCTATATATGTATGGTAAAAAGGAATTAAATTATAATGCACACCCCTATAATTTTGATGGAAGGTTCTTTAAGTTCTATCCAGTCGACGAAGCAGAGTATAGAAAGGCCAAACAAGAGGCACTTAAGCATAGGGAAAGTGGTAGTAAAGATAGGCTCACTATGCTAAGAAATGCTGCTTGGTACCTATTATCTAAGGAGTTTGGGGTAACTCATAAGGAAATCAAGCATAAGATGTATGAACTTACTGGAATATGGCTGACTAGACAAGCTGTTTCAACAGCTATAGAGCAGGCGGGGGTGACAAAAGGCAAAAGCAAAACTGATAATATTATATTATCTGAGAAAGATGATGATATTCGGTTAACCGAACAAGAGGAGGATACTTAATCGGTATACCGAATAACTATAATAATAACCCATGAGAGAACAAGTCTTTTGCATCAATTGTAATAAGAAACGCTGGTCCGACATTACTATAATAGCAGTAAGCAACAAAGAGAACAAGATAACTACAACCTGCCCCAAGTGTGGCACAGTGATTACTAAAGTTATAGGAGTTCCTCAGTCAGAAAGTAATAAGGATTCTTAGGAGCAATGTTTTTCTGAAAAGGTTTTACTATTTGTTGTTGCATTAATCCTCCTCGGTGACTATACCACTTCGCCCTAAATGTTCTGCAGAAATAAGAATGAATTGGTGTTGTACTTCCTTTCTCGAATATAAATATTAATTTGGGAGATTTCCATCTGAACATCAAGCCGATATATCTGTAGACACCCGTAGCTATTTTCCAACTCATTGTAGACACCTAAACATAATAAAGACGCATCTTGCGTTTGCATTTATAAAATTTATAAGATAGGTCCTTATTGAGTTCAATGCACTTAATCTCATTATACTTCAACATCTGGCTTAATCCTCGGCACACAGATATAATTGTATCATCTATCTCCTTGGCTATTTCATTTGCACTTAAAGGAACTCTGCTCTTTTCCAATGCCTTAACTATATTTTCTTGACCCATGTTCACCGCTTTTATTAATCTTAAGTTTTAATAATTCCAGAAAAATTTATTTTAGTGCTTGGAACCATTCGATTAATTTTTATTATACTTGTAGACTGATTAAACCAAATCTGCTTATCTGTAGACACCCAGCAACTGCATTCATCAATCCCATATTTCCTAGCAGCATAAGATAAAGGTTCTGCGTTGAGAACTTCCTCTTTATCCATTATCATCTTAGTTACTTTTATCTGCATTACTATTGCAAATAAGATGGCTATGAACATAGCTAGCCTTAGTATTGTTTGTTTATCCATTTTCATTCTGTTAGTATATTCCATACAAATTTTACGGCCACAAAGATTCCTAGTAGCACGAAAGCATTTGCAAAGCTTTTTGTAGCAAGACCTAAAATTAAAGATAAAATCAAAAATAAAACAAAGGTCTTATTAAATCCAAACATTTTATATTGTTCCTTTTACCCTGAATAGTGCTGCTTCTATGCTCTGCAATCTCTGTTCGTGGCTTGATAGGTATCTTATTACTGTTTCTTCTGTTAATTCTTTAGTTGTTTCTTGTTCTTCCTCTTGCTCTTGATCTTCTTCCTGATCTTCTGGCTGTTCCTCTACTTCTTCTTGGACTGGAACTGGTGCGGGCTGCATTTTCCTGACCATTGTGCCTGGATTAATTACTGGCCTTGTTTCTTCTTGTGGTTGTTCCACTGGTTGTACTTTTTTCTTAAACATTTTCTCCTCCTTTCATCGATTTAAATTTTCCATTTAGTTAAAATATTTCCAGAGCCAATAAACTCCCGTTATAAGGCCCATCAGATAAGCTATTAGCATGTAAAGCACGAAAGTTCCTTCTGTTATGTTTATTCTTGGTTTGTTATTTATTTTTATAATCACAGTAACGGCACTCCAATTTATTCTTATCAGGAACACACTTCCTATACTTGTAAAAAATGCAAATCTTGGGTTGAAGTTTCTTTTTGGCTTTCATTTGTACACCTCATCAATTGATCTGAATGCCTTTATGATTTTCTTACGCTTGAGAATCCTGAATAGGCTCATGAGATGCACGAATTTCTTATAGTCATCTATTTCTATTTCAAAGGTTAATATGCGTGGTTTGCTCATTGAATAATATAAGTACAAGATTCAATTTTTAGATTGAATCTCCTTTATCCTCCTTTGAATTTAATCTGGGTACTTGTATCATTTTTTTAGGTTATTAAGTATCCTTCTAATAGGAGTTATGGAAACTCCATACTCTTTAGCGATACTATGCATAGACATTCCTTTATTATACTTAAACACTACTCCATCCTCATCTACAGTCGATTTAGGGCGATTACAAGGCTTACCAGACTTAGTTCCAGTTATCTCTGCTCTCTTTCTACCACTCTGCATTCTTTCTCTTATTATGTTCCTTTCAAACTCTGCAAATGCACCCATTATTTGAAAAGATAATCTGCCTTGATAAGTTGAAGTATCTATATTTTGTTCTACCGCTATAAACTTAACATTATGCTTTTCTAATTCAGAAGTAGTATTTAACAAATCCTGTAAGCTCCTTCCAAACCTATCTAGCTTTGTAAAGATAATAATATCTATCTTGTCCTTTCTTACTAAGTCCATCATCTCTTGAAACTTCTTCCTTTCTATAGTCTTTCCAGATACAGCAAAATCTTCAAAGTCTAATATCTTAAACTCTTGGTTTGGTTTATCTTCTTTCATTCTCTTTATCTGCTTGTCTATAATCTCATTTTGAAGGACAAGTTCCTGATTATCTGTTGAAACTCTTTTGTATTTGGCTATAGTGATTAAAGCTTGTGCTTTAATACCGTTACTATTTTCTTTAATTTGTTCCATTTAAGTCCTCTTTTTCTGGTATTTTAGTTTGTATGTTTTGAAGATTATTAGATATATTACTACAGATGTCTTTTGATATTACTGATATTAGCTCTTTCCTATTATTTTCTAAATTCCAAATTCTGAAACTATCTCTTTCTTCTGATTCTATTTGTGTCTCTATATTCTCTAATATTAAGAACCAAACTTCCTTATCGGCATTATCTCCCATCCATTGTAATTGCACAGGTCTTACAGAATCATTCATAGACTTAAATTCAATATAGAACTCAAAACCATCTTCTCCAATTACCTTAAAATCTGGAACTCCTTTTTCTCCAGCTCTTTGTAAATCTGTAACTTCTACTTTCTGATTTTTAAGAATAGCTTTAACAAATAGAAAATAATCTTTTATTTTAAGATTATTAGAACTTAAAAATAATAAAATTCCATTGGAACTATATTCTTTTTTTATAGCATATAAACTATTAAAGACAAATGATAAAGGCAGATTCTTCTCTATAATTTTAAATGAAGGCATCATCCTCATAAATTTCATTTTAATTGAACCACAATATTTGTCTTCGTGTTCTTCTTCCGGTATAGATTTTATTATTTGTTCTGGTTCCATAATGTTTAATAGCTATTAGCTTTTATAAATGTTTCTATTATTTTTTAGTGAGAGTACCCATGTTTTATTCAAAGTACTCATCGTCGCTGAACTAACTTCGAAACTGAATATCCTTAGTCTTTTATTCATAATTCCAGCCTCCTTCCTCTGATTATATCAGCCGAACTGCTTATCCTTCGCCTATAATACTGGCCAGTCATATTATAATATTCCATATTGCAAGCCCTAATCTTATTCTGTTCATCCAAAAAAGGTCTTGAACCTATAACATAATTATTCAGCCTTCTGAAACCTTCTTCCATTTGCAAAACCAATCTATCCACTTTATCTTGTTCACTTCTTACTCTCATGTTAGCAAGCACACCTCAATCCATTATTTTTATTATTCTCATAACTACAATCTTCTATACAGAAATATTTTGAGTAAGACCATTGATGTCCTAATTCATCAAGGTTATACACCTTATCATTTAAAGCACAATTGAATAGACAATCAGCATGACCAATTTCACAAGAGGTATTTTGTAACTCATAAAATCTACCACCATAACTTTCACAAGATAGTCTAAAGTTCTCAGTTGAAAATCCAAAAGATAAAACAAAAAAGATAATTCCTATTATAGAAGCAACTACTAATAAAGGAATTACTATAACCTGTAAAACCCAATACTCGTCGATTAATCCTCCTGCTTGTGGTTCTCCAACTGCTTCAAAATCTCCATGTTCTTTTGCATTACTCATGCTCTATACCTCCTCCTATCAATCGCTGGTAAAATCACTTCAATATAATTTGGACAGTCTCTAAAGTTTGAACAATCACAATCTCTTCCTTTTAAATAACAATATGTATTTGATTCATGTGAAAGTGCTGGACAACGTGCTTGAAGTTCTACTGGGAGGGGCATAGTTCTACTTACGAAATCTAATGCTCTTGCTCGTTTTCCTAGGTCGTCTGTCATTTTGATTCTCCTTGTTCTTGTTTTCTACACCTTTTAACTTCAATATCAATCTGTGGCAAAAGCTTAGTCTTATCTTTATCAGCAAGTCTAATTCTTATTATTCCATCTTCATCATTATAAATTGCTTCAAAAAACTCTACTTGAGTTTCATTCATCTTTTTATCTAACTTAACGCCTTGGTGTTTTACAATCATTCCTCTTCTAAGCGTATAAATTGTCATTTGAAAATCTCCTTTGGAATTAAAAGTGTAGACATTAAACAATTATCTATCTGATAACCAACGTACATAAATTCCTTTACTTCTTTTATTTGATGCTTTAAGTTTAATGTAAATTCTTTCCAATACAAATCAGCTGTTGTTGCTTTGGCTAGGTCGTCTTTATTCATCTCTCTTATCTCCTATTGGTTTAGCCCATTTTTTATAACATTTAATACAATAATAATATTCAACTTCTAACTGAAAAGGCATCCTAATTATATCTTTACTGCTTGTTAATTTTTGACAAGAGTTACAAATATATTTCATGTTCTACTCTTCAACATTAATTTAACTAAATCTAAAGCACCCTGTTGGTTTTCTTCTTTAAGTGTCATCTTATCCTCCCTTTCATATAATAATGTAACACATTTATCATTAAAACAACAAGTAAAATAGCCAATAATATAGTAAAACTATATGCTCTTAATTCAGCAAATCTATGGACTTTTCCATAACCTGTTTCATCTTCAACCGAATAAGCATAATATCCACCCATTTTCCATATATCCTCTATTTCTACTGGAACTGATAAGGCACATATTTCACTTTCATTAACATAATCTTTTAATTCATAATGATGTTGATACTCATGTAATGCCGAAATTAAAACCATACCCCCAAATAAAGCTAAAAACAATACTATAAACAATGGCAATATTTTAAATAATTCCATTTTATTTTAAGGGCAACGCTGGAGCAAAAGCACTTGGCGACTGCTATCTAGAAAAGTCCTCCAACTACTCCAGTTTTTGACGAGGAAAGAGGTGTTAGCCATAAACCCCGCCTAGATTGTTTAATTTGTTGCCTATGAAAAAGAGGGGCTTTTACACCCCTCTGCGTTTGACTCATATTGCTTATGGTATTAGAATTTGCCCAAACTCTGCCAAACAATCCTAGATTTAATAGGACAATACTATAATATACTCCTAATAACATACCACCTACCAAAATTATAACAATTATTAACGTACCTACTAAACTATCTATTTGGTCTTGATTCATCTGAACCTCCAGAGCATACAAAATGTTAGCAAGGCGTTTCCAAAGTGGGCTAAACTTAAGCTAATATAATCTTCATTCATGCTAGCCACCTGCCTGCGAGAAAGCCTGCTATAAACATTCCTAGCCCATAGAGAAACATTGGCCAGATGTTATTATGTTCAGGTTCTTGCCTTGCTTTTGTTTGTTTAAAGTATTCCATTGTATTTAGTTTTGAATGAAAAAGGCATTAAGCCTTCTTCTTTTTAGTTGCCTTCTTTGTAGGCTTCTTTTTTGAAACCTTTTTGATAGGTTTCTTTTTGATTTGTTTTTTCATTTTTTCCTCCACGAGTATGAAGCCAGACGCAATGAATCCTGGCAAGCGAAAAATAAATGGTTAAAGATGGGCTAACATTTATGAGACCTTTCGCAAGACCTTGTAAATGTTAGTGGGATTATGTCCTTTGATAGTTGGCAGCTCTGTTCTCTCAAATACTACTTTTACTATATCTCCGACCTTGCAGTTCTTAATCCTTGATTGCAAAACTGCATGGCTAGGCAAAACTATCTGTTTCTTGTCTTTCTGTTCCACTGTTACTTTCAAACCAAACTTCTCTTCATCCATTCCTATAATTACTCCTTCTATAGATTCGCCTTCTTTCTCTGGACTCCAAAAGCTTCCAGCTTTAACTTCTTCCCAATTTTCATTTTCATTCATTTTTTAGACCTCCCTGATTTAATTTGTGTTTTAAGGCGGTTTTGGGGCTTATAGGCATATTTTGTTGAACATTCATTACATATTAGACTATTGCGTAAAGAAAACCCCTGAAACCACTTGTAATCCTCAGTTCCTAATTCACTTAACATATCCTTTTTGCAATAGTAGCATGTGACAGTCTCTTTTTTAGGTAATTTTGTCATACTAATTAAGCACCAAAACCTCCTTATTCATTTCCTTTAACACATGTTCGACTGTTGCATCTTTGCCATACTTAGCCTGCATCCTCTCAATTATCTTTTTTACATCTTTATACCCATTTTCGCTTACAACAGCTAGGTACTTAGTTTTAGGCTTGGCAGGAGGCAAGATTAAATCCTGCCAATTTACCTCTGAAGTTCCAGTTTCAGTTCTATCTAATGTTTTCATCTTTTTTCTCCTTTTCTTTATTCCAATCATATCTTTTGCAGTTTGGACAAGCTTTAGGTTCATTCTCAATGGCTTCCCATTGATAACCGCATATCTTACATTTCTTTTGTTTATCCATAATAATATTAATAATATTAAACTATTTAAATCTTGTGTTGTTACGCTAAAAGCGTTACATTCTCAGGCGTCACTTCACCCCACAAGTACTTGGCCCAAAAGTCAGCATAGCCTATCTTTTCATAGTACATTTGATACTCTATGTCTGCTAAAGACTCAAGCCATGCCTGCTTGTTTATATAAAATTCAAGCTGATTGGAAGTTAATGTGGAAAGGAGAGGTATCATTTTTTAGTATATTCTTTTTTGTTTTTCACTAGTGAAAATGCTAAATCACTAGTGATGGTAAAGATGGTAAAGCACCAAAACGACTTTTTAGGGCAGTTATTCGGTATTAGGATACCTCTATTTCCTGTGGAAAATGCAGATTTACTTTACTATCTATTACTTCTTTTTTAACTATAATAGGTTTAATATCTTTACTTAAAAGCACTGAGAACTGGGGAAAGAACACTTTCTCGCTTATATTTATGTTACTTTTATTTAGTGAAAATTTTTCAACATCTCTGCCATGTACGTCTTGGTCAATAGAACTTACCAAAATGCCATATTTAGTCAAAATTGCAAGGTTTGTAGAAAGGGCTGGTAAACTGATGAAATTTAGTAGTTTTTGCCTGATTTTAGTGGCATTTTCACAAAAATTGGGTTCTTTTTGCTCAATTTCTTCAAAAAATTCAACAATTTTGCGTTGAATTTTGGTTAAAGGGATAAAATATCGGTTGCTTATCAAAGTTCGCATAATTTGGCAAGAAATCTCATAATCTTGCCCATTTGCGAGCAAAAACCCATTTTTATCGCATTTTCTTTGATTTTGGTGAAAAGCTGCAGAAGCTTTTATTAAATCTAAGAATCTTGGGAATTTAGTACGCATCATTATACTTTCTGTTGGAAATAGGGTGCAAAGACTTTCAGCATAGGGTATTCTTACCTTAACTCTTTTAAGTAAGGCCATTGCTTTGCTATAGTCTAGGTTGTACTCTGGGCTTATGCCTGCTACGGCAAATTTGGCATGCCTTTCTATAATTGCCTTGGTCTGGTCTTTATTTTCTGATAGGTTAAGTATCTCAAAACGCCTTGTAAGCTCGGGGTTGGGTATGCTTGTAGCTGTAGTAGTAATCATAACAGGCTTACCTTCAATATGAATATCAATAGCCCTTTGTTTGATAACTACAGTTGCTTCACTGCCAGAGCTACACATAACTTTAAACACTTCATGGTTCAAGACACTTTCGCTTATATCTTCTGTATAAAATACCTTACCATCCCAAGTCCAATCTAAATCGTAGGTAGAATTATGCCAATAGGTGAATACGGCGGGGCTTATTCTTGTCTTTTTAACATACTGGTCTTTTGGAAGTATTGAAAGTGTTGCATGGGTAACATAATCCTTCCCAGTTCCAGCATCATCATTAACTAAGAGATTATAGGAAGCAATCTGGCAATTTTCAACTAATCTGCCGCAAGCACATAAAAATATAACTTTTCTGGCATCAACTTCACCAACTATTTTCTTATCAAGCTCTATTTCAGTTATTTCATTAAAAATATTTTTTCTTTTAAGTATTTTTAAAAGTCTTTCTTCTTCTGTAATTCCTTCTTTCTTTTCCTGCGTCTTCTGTTTTTTATTAGCTTCTTCAAGTTGTGCAAGGCGTTCATAAACAGCATAACCCTCTTCAATTACTATTTTAGCTTCATCATCTTTAAGTTCTATTCTTTGGCCCTTTTTGCCAAGAGTATTATCTTTAGTTAAGCGTATTTCTACCATCCCTTTTCTCCTCTTTTAAAGCTATTTTTTGCCAATTATCTTCTAAAGTTTGAAAACAATTATAACAATAAGCCCAACCCTTGTCATATTCTGCTTCTCTTACTTCTAGAATCTTGTTGCATTTATGGCACTTTGAAAAATTTCCAGTTTGTATATGTATCCTATTTTTCATAGCTTCATCTATTATGGGTTTGATATTATCAAAATTAAGAACCTTCCTAATCTGTTCATCTGCGTAAGAAACCAACAGGCCACTATTTTCTATATTAGAATTTTCAACTATTTTCTTTATTTCATCTCGTAATCTAAATCTAATTTCATCATCAAAATTCTTAGTCTGCAAGAATTGTTTAAGAAATTCAGAAGATAAATCTATTTTGGTTTTATTAAATTCTTTTAATAATTCCTCTTTTAAAGTTTCTGAGAGTTCCTTCAAATCTAAAGATGTTTTTTCTATTGCTTCTCTTTCTATATCTTTTTTTAAATTTTTTAACTCATTATCTAAATTCAATATCTCTTTTCTCACTTGGCCTATTTTTTCCGAAGATTCCTTATTTAAAGTGTCTTTAGCACTTCCAAGCCAATTTAATTCTGCTTGAGTCATTTCTCTAAATTCGTCTAGATGTTTCTTAGATTCTTTTAGCAGATTATCTTTATAATGAATTAAATAATTGTTCAAAGAATTAATCTTTTTATCCAAAAGTAATCCAGCTTCATTAACTCTACTTATACTTTTATCCTCTATAATCTTCTGGTATTCTTCGAGTGCTTTAGCAAAGGGAATTATCACTATTCTTTCCCTATCTGTTTTCAGTTTATTTTTCTCATCGAAGTCACCATCCCAAAGCCAACATACACTATAACCTTCAGAAACTCTATTAAAGGTTCTATCCTGTGTTATTTCTTCAATCTGTCTGCTAAATTGAACTTCAAAGATTACACCCTTACCATATATAGGGTGTCTTTCCTTAAATATAGCAATAACATCGGCTATCTTGGATTTTTTTGAATTACTTAGAGGATATTCAAATTGTAGATCTATAATTTGTTCTTTTAAAGGTTTGTCATCTATTTTTATTTGACCATTACATATTGCTTCATATACTGCCCCTTTGGCTAATTTATGTTCTGGACTTTCATTTTCTTGGTCATATATTTCTCTATTAGATTCATGTTTAAAATGTGCAACCACAGGTAAACCTTCTCTTTCATGTGATTTAACAAAGAAAACTTTTACATCTCCCTTCTCTTTATAATCAAAAACCATATACCTTGGAGCAATCCATTCATCATTTTGTTTTCCAAACCAAGTAGCATCATTTTCAATTCTAAAAGCCGAAACGATTTCACCTGTTGGTTTATAAATTGCCTTTAACATTATTTCGCACCCCACCGCATTATCTCAATAATAAAGTCAAAGGAATAGGTTACATGTCCATCAAAGGTTTCATTGAAATCAAAGGAGTCATCATATACATGGGCTACAAAACCTTTCTTGAATATACGCCTTTCATGTTCAGGGTACTTAAAAGTAATTTGAATATACTCCTTAGAATTAAGTGCTTCAATCAATCTATTTTTTATTCCATCAGTCATGTTCAGTCAGCTTACTCTCGGGTTGTTATGGGCAATCCAAGAGGTAATATATTTTGAGAGCTCTTTCTTTAAATATCTTTCGTGATTATTTTTTAGTTACAACACGCACAGTCTTGCCCCAAAACCCCCGAAACGAAACACTAGAAATTATTTATAATTAGTTCTTTTAACTCTAAGATAGCCTCGAACTCTTATTTGCTTTCGGCTTCCAGGAACTTTTCTTAGATGTGGTCTAACTCTTTTCTGTGGCATTATATTTTTATCCTCATAGATTTAATTATATTATAAATTCTTTTGTTTCTTAACCTCGGGTCTTTCACACCCTGCCTTCTGCATCTTCCGCATTCTGTTGCTGTTCCTGCAACCCATTGGCCACAGATTTTACAGGTTGCCATTAGATTACCTTAAACTTTTTAATTTTAGTTTTTCTACCCGAACCACCAAAAGCACCTTGAAGAATACTTGGTCCGCCCATAGGAGAGTCATAACCTCTATTAAGTGTTGGTGCTAAAAAGCCTTGCCCTGGTTTCCTATTATAACTTTCCTTAGCTTTTCTTAGCATAGCATCTGCCCTCATTCTTTCTTTCTCGATGGCAACTCTTTGCATTTGTCTGGCTCTTTCCTCAAATGCGGCTTTTTGTATTTGCCTTGCAGCAATAGAAGTAGCTAGCCTATCGCTGGCTCTTTGCTCGGCAGTTTTTCCCGTTACAGTCCTTTTTATTTTTTCTATGAAACTCATATTATTTTAATTAAATCATAGTTTATATATAATTTATCCTATGCTTTTAAAAATAAAAAAGCAAAAATAAAAAATTAAATCTTACATTCCACCTTTGCGTGCAGCTAAGAATATTCCGATTAATACTGCAAGCACTATTCCTACTAAGCTAATTGTTAATACTATTCCTGCTATGCTTGTATTATTACTTATTTCCGTCTGCATATCATCTGTAACATTGCTTGATGCAGTTAAAGCTGAATAGGTATATGTATAAGATATATTTACATTCCTATCTATATAACCTGAATTAACCTTACCTGTAAGCAAACAAGACGATGAAAGAGTATAATTAGTTGAAGGAACTGTTTGTCCCCCAGTTGAATTAGTAACTATAGCTGTTGATGAACAAACCACATTTTTTAAAGTGGCTCTAGCCAGATAATCTCCAACAGAGGTATTTAATGTAGTTACTGTTTCATTTGTTACAGCACCAGCAGTATTATCTGTATCGACGGCATCACCGTATTTCTCTCCAATATAAGCCATAGTAGCCATGATTAAGAATACAAATCCAACTATAAGTACAATCGTTGGGGCATCCCCTACTCCTAATTGTCCTTTCTTGTTTTTCATAATTTTCCTCCTTTCACTTTAGAGCTATTTATATTTAAGATTAGGCAAGGTGTCATTTAAGTTGCCTTGCCTTTGAATGTGATAAAATAAAAAATTAAAATAAAAAAATATGGGTTTAAGGACACCCAACCATTACCTTGAGTTACAAAGCAGGTAATAGCTTCGTTAGGCTAGGAGTATTTACATTCCTCCCCTTCTAGCAGCCATAAAGATACCTATCAATACTGATAGAACGATACCAACTAGAGATATAGTTAATACGATACCAGCAATTGATGTGTTGTTACTTATCTCTGTGTTCAAGTCTACGGTAACATTTTGGGCTGTAGAACCGTCTGTAAGCGCATCACCGTATTTTTCACCGATGTATGCAACAGTAGCCATAACAAGGAAAACGAAACCAACAATTAAAACAACTGTAGGTGCATCTCCAAGTGTAAGCTGTCCTTTCTTATTCATTTTAAAAATTCCTCCTTTCAAGTTTTTTTACTATTTACTTAATATATTCCATTTAATATTGTAATAACTAGAATAGTGTTAAGACCGAACACATAACATTACATTATGTAACAAAAAGAAACAATCCAACTACAACCCTAAACTTTTAATCCACCAACATTTTTTATCTTGGTGGCAATAATCTCGGTTATCTCGGTAATGCTCGGTTTAACTTTATACTTATCCTCAAAGGCTTTCTGATAGTCCTTGATAAGCATAAGAAAATTAGGGCTGCATCTGAAAGTGTCTTGATTCTTTTTTTCTTTCCTTATATCAGTCATTTTAAGCTCCGAAAGCAGCACAAGCCCTTTCTCCAATAAGATACACCATTGTAGCAAGCAATAAGAAAGTTATGCCTACTACTATTACTCCAGTAACTAGCATTTTCCAGTCTATCTCTTTAATATTGAAATCAAGGTTCACAAGGCCAGTTGAGGATAAGATTAAAGCCCCAAGGATAACAGTCAAGAAAATCATAGTTAGAATAAGGCCAACTAAGCCCGTAGCTCCTGCAAAGGTATTATCAGAGCTAGTGCATATATCTTCCATGGCTTGATTGAAAGATAAGCCAAAGCTATTTGAACCTGGTTCGAGGAGTATGCTCGAAAGAGTTACAGCTCCACTGGTGCAAGTATATTCTGAGGGTTCCCAAGTCTTGCTCATGTTGCCAGAGTTACTAAGATAAGTTATTCTACCTATAGAACCACAATTTGAAACTTCTAATGCCACAGAACCATTAACTGTATTTGTAAGGCTTGAGCTTATAATCTTGCTAGTCTTCGTATTCGTACTAAAGTAAGGCAAATCACTGCCAAAATAACTCTTATTCTGCTCCGTAATATTAATCGTTATCTTATCTGTTGCACTATCACTTGCCCTTAAACCTTGAAAATAAATGAAACTATCTTCTACTTGGACGACATCTGCGAATAGACTGGGTGTTGTGATGTTGATTGTTAAGTTTAATCCTGTTGATATTAAAGCTGTATTTGAGAGTTCTACTGCTGTTACTATTGGTAAGGCTAATAGGATTAGAATTATTAGGTAGAGTTTGTTCATCCTATATAACACCCATTTTGAGGCGCGAGGGTTATGTTTAGTTGAGTATTAGTTAGTTTTGAACCTGAAGAGAGGGTGCAGTTGTAAAGGTGGACTAAAGATAAATCATAATAATTATAAACTCTTGGAGAAGAATATAAATTAGTAATAGAATAATAAGAAACAAAATTATTTATATATGAACTAAACAGTGATGGAACTAAAGAAAAATAAGATACAGAATCAATATTATTAGTAGTAAAAACAAAAGGATAACCCAAAACATAATTCAAAGAATTATTAATAAAAGTATTATTTATCGAATTATCAGAAACATCAATAGCACTAGATAAAGAATTGTATATATTTAATGTATTATTCTGAATAGAATTATTAACAGCCCATAAAGTTCTTATTCCCGAAGAATAAGAACCATAAATATTAACAGAATTACCTATAATATTAGAAGCCGTTATAGTTTGAGTTAAATTAAATATATTACCTAAAACAAAGATTCCATAACCATGATAACCATAACTATAGATAGTATTATTATTAATTAAAATATTCTTTATCTTACAATCTCCGTACTCAATTCCGTTGTCACAAAGTTGAATATCTGTACCAGTATCAATACCATAACTTTGGTTACCTGAAACATTAACAAAATTATTTGTAATAGTAACATTTTCTATATGGGAATCTAAATGTATTCCATGTGATTGTAAAACACCATCCGTAGTAAGAACATTATTATTACTAACAAAAGAATTATAAATATTAGACTCTAAAGAAATACCATAAGACCTTAAACCATTATAAACCTTTATAGTATTATTTAAAATATTTATAAAATTACCTGACAAAACTAAATGGATACCATCACCATTCATATAATCAGAAGAAAAAGTCCTAGTATTAATCTGATTATTAGTTAAATTCACAAAAGTAGAACCATACCTAACAGAAACGCCTTTAGTCTCAGAACTAGCATTATAAGTATTAACAATATTATCAGAAAAAACGATATTAGAAGAATTAGTAAAATCAACAACCGTAGAATAACCACCCCTAATTATACTTAAATTATTATTAATTAAATTAGAGTTATTAACTAATTGATTATAATAAATATTCCTAGAATTTAAACTACAAGTAACTATATTCAAATTTGATAAAGTTAAATTAGTTACATTACTAACATAAATAACATGATTTCCCCTAGTAGAACTACCACAACTAGATTCAATTAAAGTAAAATTCTTTAAAATAATATCTTTCTTATCTTCTATAGCAATAGCATAAGTAAAAATATTAGAATTATTACCATAATAAATAATTGAACCTGATCCATCAATAACAGCATTAGAAAAATTAACAATAAACATCTTAGAATTATTATAAACATTATAAGAAGAAAAATCATAAGTAGAAGAACAAACAGGATAATCAAAAATATTATAGGTAGTACCTTTAATCAAACTAACACATCCACCATAATTTAAATAGTCTGTAGAAAGTTCACTTTTAGATAAAGTCCTATTATATAAAATCAATTCATCTATTGAGCCATTAAAAGCCTCAGTAGCACCAGCTAATCTTGCACCAATATAAAGATGATTTGAAGGTTCTATTAAATTACCAGTTAATGCAATAGAAACATTTTGAAAAAAACCATTTACAGAAAATATACATTTAGAACCATCATATTGAGCAGTAACCCAATACCAAGTATTTAATAAAGGAATTGTTAAATCAGTCGTACAACCAACTAAACCACTAGTAGAATTTTTTAGCAATAAATTCAATCGATTAAAAGTATCTAATCTTAATCTAAAACTTGAATCTTCTCTAGAGATAATGTTCTGATTAATACCATTAGAATTTAAATTAATCCACGCAGATATAGTTATAACAGGAGCGACTAAATTCGTCCCTAAATCAACAACTCTAAAATAATTTGTCCTTCCTGAATAATTAAAATACCCATCATTTATATAACTCCCTGTATTATAATAAGTTATATTAGAACCACCAAAAAGAGTACCATTATTCCCATTCCCCGAATAATCATAAATATGCGTATCATTCTCCCCTATTGAACTATCATTATTAAAATGATAATAAAGAACCATACTTGGGTCTAATGCAGGATATGTTCCCACAGCCCCAACCCCCATCAATCCTAAACTAGCCATAATAAGCACTCCCAATAAGAAAACTAAGTTTTTTTTTACCATGTTAAGCACAACTGAATGTTCCTCCATTCTGTACACCACAATTAAAAACTATAGGAATTATCCAATGCCTTAATCTTTTATTAGTTTTCTTTTTCATGTCAAATCCCACCCAAAATAATTATACCAAAAAGAAGCCAAGCTAGTTTAATGCCTTTGCTTGATTGTTGTTGCTTACTCATGTTTTATTATTGAAAGGGTTATTTAAATATAATTTATTTATCAAAGACTATTCTCCTGTTTAGTCCAGAAGATTCCTATTGCAAAAGCTATAATCAGAGCATACATAATCTTAGGACTGAGAAAACCTAAAACCGTTAAAGGCATGCTAAGAACCATACCCAAAAAGCTTGAGAATGCAAGAGCTTTAGCAGGTGTTGCAATTCGTGTTCCTATGATAAAGGCTATTAACCAAAAGGCCCCAAAGAATGCAGGAAAGAATATTCCATCATTTACTGTATTAACATATCCAAATAATTCCCAAAGGCCACCCTCTGCACTTACATTTGGCATAGCATAAACATCATATTGTCCCATGTTATAGCGGTCCTGTTTTATTCATGAAATTGATAACCCCCCATATTATCAACACAGATAAAGTTACTGCAAACAGTATTACTAAGATGCCAAAGATTTGTGTCGGTATTCCAAAGTCGGCACCTATATTGCCCACTTGACCTATCACTGTTGCGGCACCACCAAAAACTAAGTTTATAACAGCCACAGCACCCTTGAATACCTCAATAGATGTAGTAATAGGATTAAAACCCTCAGGATTTGAGGAGGCATTCCACATTTCTTTTATATCTGCTGTTTGGTTCTCAAACTTATCATATCTATCTGAAAAGCCTTCGTCAACTATTCCTGGAGTATTATATTCTGTGGCAAGCCCACCAACCATCAAGTATGCTATAGCAACTATAGAACTAAGCAAGATCCCCGATAGAATATAATCTCTTATACGCCACTCTGCCATTATACTGCCCCCTCCCTGCCAAAAACAACAGTTGTAATAATAGTAAGGGCAATAGTTCCCCACACAAATAGGGCAGGAAAGCTAGCCAATCCAGTTAAGTTCACAACCAAGATAACCGCACACTCTACCCACATCCCCGCAATAAAATTATAAAGGAAAACACTCGCACCAACAAGCATAAGTAACCAAGCTAAAAATAAACCTGTCTTATCGAATATATCTTTGCCTTTTTGAGGGGTTGCATCAAAGTAGTATAACTCAACAAGTGTTTCAGTTGTGCCTCGAGTAATGTACCCATACCCTATCATAGACCCATTATAATTTGCAAGATTGCAATTAATAACCGCCGCGGCCAATAGGGAGGTAGAATTGCAGATAACTTGATTGCTCTGATTATACCATACCTTTTCTACAATAAATCTCGAGGATGAAAAAGTAGCAGATGTATCTGTATAGGTAAAGTTAGCAATCTTAGTATTATTGTTATAGCCTATCGAACTATCCAGACTATCCAAAGTTTCTAAATCATTCCAAGGAACTTCTGGGCTTTCACCCAATGTAAAGATAATAGTATAAGGCACACTTTCAGCGAATACCTTACCAGGAGAAGTCTGCAGCAGTAAGTTTCCATCCGCATCATAAAGTAAGTGCCTATAATTTACTGTTTCAGCCTTGTAGAATCCTACTGTCTTGCCATCATCGTTAGTTTTGGCTATTTGCACTGTTTCATAAGTGTTTGTTCCTGGGAAATATCTTTGGATATGTATATAGACATTAGGTTCAGGGTTCTGGGCGGTGTCTTGAACTCTAAGAATAAAAGTAGTGCTATCGTCTGCTTCTATCATATAGAGAGATATATTCTGGCTTACATTGCTTATAGCAAAATCGTTTAGGTTGTAATCCTTAGTGATATAAGTATTGTTATTATCGCCGTATTCTATGCTTGCATCTATATAGAAAGTTATATTTGGGCTTATACATAAAGCAGTTTCATTTATGGCAGCATCGTTTATTGAATAGTTTTTATAACTAATCCCCTCGCCAGTCCAATAATTAATCGTACCTTCAAAGCTAAAAGGCGTAACTCTTGCTAGTGTATCTTCATTGATGGCCGTAAAGTTAAGTGCTAAAACATTAAAGCTCGAGGTGCATTTAGATAAATTTAATAGTGCTGCATTTTGCCAATATGTGGAGCTATTAATAGTATTAGAGCTAGTGCTATTATATTGGAATAGCTCAAAGAAGAAACTCTTATTAGCATAGGTGCCTATTGGAGGAACAGTTATACTATTAAAAAGAGTATAATTATTTGCAGCAACATTAGTAACTGTTGAGGCATAGGATGTTCCATTATACCACAGTCTTGCTGTTAAGCTTTGAGTATCTGCACTCGCAGTAACATTAAGAGTAATATTTTCATTCTTTGTTTCGTAAGTTTCGTGATTGTATTGTATGCCTGTTATAATAAGTTGAGGTTCCCAGGTAGAGATAGTATAATTTATATTGCCCATGCTATCATTAGCCCAAACCTTAATAGTATTAACGCCAGACACATAAGAGAAGGTAGTGTTTGCGCAGCTAGCAATTGTAGTGTTTGCTCCATTATATTCTCGCCAGCAGGTTTGCCTATGAGGGTCTATGGCAGTATAATTCAAATCTAAGCTCTGGCCTATAGTAAGGCTAGGTATTGGTCCAGTTGGATAATGTATAATTGTGGTAGGTTTAATAGTATCTATTGTTAATGTTCGGTTCTCCGAGAATCCACAATCTCCTCCAACATCACATACTCTCAAACCCCAAATATAATTGCCATCGCTTGTAAAAGTATAATTCAATAGACTTGTCAAATTATTAACTCCGCTTGGAATTATCCCTGTTTCAGAAACTATACTTACATTTGCAATTTCATACCAAGAACCAGCATCGCTAGCATCCGAAGAATCTACTCCAGACTCCCACACAAAATATCCATCTGTTGTTGTTTTAGGGTAAGTTACTGCATTATTCCAGGTCATATTATGCATTATGCCTTCGGAATATAATTTTATTCTATATGTTGAACTACCAGCCAAATCATAATTTAACTCGCATTGCCCGTTTATTATATTGGCAGTCTTATAAGTTATTCCCCCATTTTCATTTTGTAACCAACAAACAGTTTTATTATCATTTCTAAATAAAGTTACGTTACCTATTGTAAAAGCGGCATTTGTAACTAATTGCATTCCATAACTTCCAGTGGTTTCAACTGTTATTGTTCCAGGAACAGAAGGAGATTCCTCTTGTACCCCCGAAGCATTTATATCCCCCCTTAAGGTTCTATTGAATACACCAGTAACATTAGTCCATAAATCAACAGTGCTTATATTAGAACTTAAAACTGATACAGTAAAATTAAAACCAACATTTCTCGAGGAGGTATTATAATTATCTATAGGAGAATTTAAATTAACATTGTTCAATCCGCTTACAGTTATATTCCCTATATTCCACCAAACAGTATCGTCTGTTCCTCCTGAATCCAATCCAGTTGTTATATTCAAATATGTTCCAGTTGTTTGTGGGAAACTTACTCCATTAAGGTATCTTGCGGTATATGCAACAGTCCCGCTATTAATCTTTAAACGATAAATTGTATTCGCTACGAGATTATAATTTAATGTGCATTGCTCCCCTACAAAAGTACCATTCTTAAGAAACCCATTAGCCTCACTATATATAGAACAATTTGTACCTGTAACTCCCGCATATCTTGTAATATTAACCAAGGTCATATTAACAAAGGGCTTAATCTTTATACCTCTATCTGTATCTGTTGTTGATACTGAACTGCTCAACCCTAGGCTTGGGGTTTCTTCCAATACTAAAGCAGCACTACCCCACAAAGCCCATTCTGTTATCTCTTTGCCTTGTGAAGTTATAATCCAATCTACTGTTTCCTCTCGGGGTTTTAAGCCAACAATTTTAACTTTATATG